TTGATTGTTGGTTCCATACCTTCTTTCTCATCTTTACGAATATCTCTTTTACCTCTATATGGTCTTACCGTATCTGTTATATTCTTTATTCCCATACAAGGTTTACAATATCCAGTTGGTACTAATACATCATATCTATTAGGTCTCATATAAAAATAATAATCAGGTTTTAAAATATTACATTTCGCACACTTTTTAAACCCTGGTGTCTTTGGTTTAGTTCCTTGGCAAGTTTTACATCTTGACTTTGGTTTTCCTTTGGCAAAGTAAAAGTCATTTAGGTGTTTTTCTTCACCACATTTTCTACATCTTTTCATATCATATATATAAAAAAAATGGTGGCCATTTCTGAACCACCACTCTCTATATTAAATAAAATAAAACAGACTCGTTATATATTAAATAACTCGTCTCTCCTATTCGGTCCAAGAATACTATTCAAGGAGTTGTTAATCTTTTTTTTCTAATCCTAAAATAGAATCATTTGCTCTTAGAAATGTCATACCAAGAAAAATCCATCCACTCATTTCAGTAGGAGTTGTCCTTGAAGTCCATATCATCATACCACTAAAAATTAAAATTCCTAACCCTATCAAGGTTGTTATGAATCCTGTTTTTGTTAATCTTTTCATATCTTAGTTTTTTTTTTCATTCTTAATTTCCTTTGATAATTCTTTTATCTCCTTTGTTAGTTCTTTCATAACTTCAGATAGATTATCAAACTTCTCTGATAGGTGATTGTGTTTAAGGTCGTGGTCCTTCGTTAAAAGTTCTAAATTTGACTTAACAACAGATATTGACTCTTTATTCAAGTCAACATCTTCTCTAATCTTTTTATTGGTTATCCAAAAATCTCTTAAAAAGAATCCTACTAATCCTAATAGAATTCCAAAAACATAATTCATATCTATCATATCAAAAATATATTTTGGTTAAAGTTGTTTCTACCCTCACATAAACGTCTAGCAGTCGCATCTTTATTATCATCAGCCCAAAATTGTGGGTACTTATTTTTATCTTTTACTAAAAATCTAGCCAATAAGTCATCATATAAACAAGCCTTATCAGATGTATTGTGAAAGTTAAACATAATTGCCTTATATTCAGGTGATGTTGAGTAGTCTCCACTTTGAGTTTGTATTCCCTTATTAGTTAATTGATAAGAAGAACCAATAATTATATCAGCAGCGGCTCTCCAAGATACTGATGGTTTGATATAATCAAGAACTAGTTCTGTCTCATCAGCATCAAGTGTCTCATTATTATATTTACCTAATAGATATTTATAAAATGAATTTCCAATTATACTTCTAACATATGAGTCAGCAGCATTTTTAATCAAAGGAACACTAATGTTATCATCAACATTTTGACCTACATTTGTATTGTCCTTTAAATATGTTGGGGTAAGAAAGTATATCATATCTTATATTATATTTTAGCGTCAGTTTTTTTTGTAACGTCCACAATAACATCATTAACAATTTGATAATTATTTATAATGATTGTGTTTTTAATTCTCGCAATATCAACTAAGTCATTTAGAATCTCTTGAACCGTATCTCTCTCAGGTGTAACTATATTCTTCTCAAAGATTTTATATGAGTCTTGAATCTCTGTTGTAGCTCCTAATTGACCACCAACCTTAACACCCATAATTGCTGGATTTAGTTTATGACCGATAGATACGTTCTCTTTAATTGCCTTTTCTGTTCCTTCAAAGATTTTATCATTAGCATTTGATGCAATTGATACGATTTCTGGTGTATCATCAAATCCATTACCAGTTAGAACGATTACTCTACCACCATTTGCTGCACCACTTTTAGAACTAATCTCAGCCTTGAATGATTCAACCTCATCAATAGAACCAAACTCCTTTGGTCTTCTAATTGCCAATGATGGAAATATACCATTTTGTATATTTGACTTATGAAAGTAAGATTGTTCTCCATCTAAATATGCCCAGTTTAAAACTGAATTATATGTTGGTAGAGGGTAAATATCTTGACCTGGTGTCTCTTCTTGATACACGTATAGTGATACTATCTCTTTACAATCATAAGTGTATCTAACGTATTCTTTTACATCAATCATACCTCTTGACCAGTCTTGTGAATAAACGAATCTAGACATAAAGGCATCATTTCTAATAGTTGCTGGATCTAATCTTCTAAACTTAACAATTTTATCACCTCTTCTTGTTACTTCAACCGTAACTCTTCTGTGCATTACAAAATCCTTTGTGATAACTTTTGCCAATTTAGGAAACTTATTTGACTTTTCAAAGGCCATTTGTTCTACCTTTGCTTGTCCTGATATATTCTCATCTAACCATCTATATCCACCACCAATAATTGCGTTTGATGTAAAGTCAATACAAGCTCCGTGAATAGGAGATGTATAGTATAGTTGATTTAGTAATTGTGGGTATAGGTTATCATTTCCAAATCTAACAATATTATTTTGTGTATAATATCTATTTATATATGGTGTTGATAAGTCTTGACCTCCTACTCTTAGGAAAGGTGTTGAGAACGCAAAGTTTCCTAATGTACTCCCTGTTTGTTGTGTGATTGGTTCTTCTTTTTTACCGAACTCAAATCCGAATATCTTATAACTCATAGTTAATTATTTATTTATATACTTCATTAGGGTCAACGACCTCAATAGGTGTCCCTTCATAAACAGGTTCAGTTGTAGTTTGACCCTGAACAACCACTCTTCCAGTTTGTATTGAACCACTTATATTTTCTGGTGGCTCTACATTTGGATTTGAGAATGTTCCCCAGTCAGTATCACTAACCCATACATTGTACTCCCATTGTCCTAATTCAAGTTTAATTGTATCAACTTCTTCGTCATCACTTTCTGTGACTTCAAATAATGAATATCTATTACAAGCAGAACTAATATCTGATGCTGTAAAATAAATATAATAGTCATCACTTGTTCCTTCATATTGGAATGAGAATAGAAAATATGTCTCACTACTTTCCAATTGAGGAAATTCTAAGGCGAATCTGTTAGTTGAATTTTTGTTTATTAAAATCATATTTATAATTTTATTTCATAAAAAAAGGTGGTGATATCGAACCACCACCTTTCTATATTATTCTGTGTCTATTATAGAGTAGAACCGTCAGCAATAAAGTTAGTTGCTTGAAGCGTAGAGAGAACTCTAGCGAAATCAGCAGTTTCACCCATTAGAGTTACCGTGTATTTAGAACCGTCAGCCTTAGCTGTTCCAGAACCTTCACCAGTAGCACTCAATTGTAGGTCATTGAATACCCAGTAAATTCCATTAGAGTCAAGAACCAAAGCACCTAAGTATCTTTGTCCTTCACCCAATACTTTAATAGATTGAGATTTTGATGCTTCTCTTCTTGAGAATACAAGATTAAGAGTTGCTGTAACAAAAGATGAACCATTAACTAAGTCAATAGTATAGTCTTCAGTATAGTTAGAAGAGTTTCTGATAAACTCAAAACCATCAGGTGCTGATGCAGTAGCAGGAGCTCCAACTAATGATAATTGAGTATAAGACCAGTTAGAAGCAGATGCTGTTTGAACAGCCACATCTTCCATATCCCATAACCAAACTTGTCTAATTCCACCAATATTGTTATCACAGCTCTTTGTTATTGAAGTAATTGTTGTACAATTTGCCATTATATTAATTATTTTTTTTATATAAAAGGGGATTAATTCATCCCCTTTTTATTGTTGTTTTGATTATAGTGGGTTATAAAGAACGATTTCTCCACCATTTACGTGGTAGAAACCTGCTTTCAACTCAACTCTTGTTCTCAATTTAGGTTCAGCTACGGTATCTTCAAGATTAATAGCTTTAAGAGCTTTTTGGTCATCAAGACCATCAAAGGCATAGATTAAGTTATCTTTTAATGTTAATACCATTGTTCTATTTGGTAATCCTTCTTGTAAAACAAGTTTTACTCCTAAGAATAAATCACCTAATGTAGTTGTAACGAAAGTCAATGTGTTACCTGCAGCAGCAGCCAATTCGTAAGCAGCATAGATATCACCTGAAACGTGGAATCTCAAAGCTGATTTTTTACTTCTTACTTGTGCTGGTAATGCTTGATAAACTTTAGTCATCTCACCAATTACGTTAGTTGAAGTGATAGATGCAGTAGCATTAATATCAATTACCGTAGCGTCAGCTTCTAATCTTTTTAAGTGACCATCACATAAATTAAGGTAAGTTGATGCTGTTATACCTGTATTACCTTGCCATCTGATTACAGCTAATTCTTCTCCAATCTCTTTAGCCATCTCATCCCAGTAGTAAGACATAAATGGTTGAACTTCAAAAGAAGCACCTGAACCACTTGCCATTTGATTAGCTAAGAAAGATGTTTCAATATCAAATCTACAGATTTCAGCCATTGCTGAGAAACCACATACATCGATATCTACTGCGTCTAAGTCAGCTCCTGATGCGTTGAATGAACACGTTTGTGCTTTTAATAAATCATCAAATAAAACATTTGCGATTTTTGTTGCTGTTTTAATACCAGCTAATGTTCTAAAGTTATCAACGATGTTTTCAGAGATATATGCTTTAGAATAGAATTCTTGTGGATTTGGACAAAGCAATGCGTTTGCTTCCACGTTTAAGTCAAATCTTAATTTTCTAGACATTTTTAATTTTTATTTTTTTAGAAATTCAGCAACTTGTGCGAATTTTTGGTGAACCGTTAATTTTAGTTCTACTTCTTCTTGGATTTCTTCTTCAGTATCTAAAGCTGATTTCAAGTCTGCGATTAATCCATAAATCTCGTCAAACTTTGGTTGTAATATCGTCATTAGTTCAGTTTCGTCGATTGCCATTCTAACTTCTTCAGTACTTGGATTTGGAGCTAGTTCAGCATTTGGCTCAACATTGATTTCCATTTCCTCATCTTTCATTCCTCCAAGAACTAATTCTTCAGTAACTTCAGTCACCTCTTTAGTCTCAACAGCTTCGAACTTACCATCCTTAACGATAAACATTTTACCTTCATTTTCTGGTGATAATAATTCCATATTTGTTTTTATTTTGTTTTCAGATATCTCTGATAATTTTAAACCCATAAATCCTTCAATTGAAAAACCAGTTTGACCTGATTGTACGAGTTTATTGTAATATGTTTTATCTGTGATTTGTGATGTTAACATTAAGGTTCCCTTTGGAACTTCAATACCATATGTTGTGAATGACTTATCTAATTGTGGATTATCAACTATCCAAGCCTCTAATATATATGCTGGAACCGTTATATCTTGATTATGTTCTAAATTAAATAAGTTTCTATTGTTAAGATCTCTCATAAACTTAACAAATATATTCTCAATTTCCTGTTCTGTGAATTGAACATAGTATTCACCACCTTCATCTTTACGATAGATGTCCATTGGAATCATTGCTGGTGCAACAATTCTATATTTCTTTTCATCTACAAATTTCATATCTTTTGGTTCTTGTAAACTAAAGGCCATACCTTTAACTATAACCGCTGGCTTTGAAGTGAAAGCAACTTGCTCTATACCTAACTCTTGACCATCTTCAGAATAAGAAGGGTCAATCGTAATCTTATAAACGTCTTTATTGTCTATCATAACCTTATGTTATATTTAGTTATTGATTTTCACCATTTTTATACACCAAGAACTTTTTTAGCAGATAGTGTATTGAATATGAGAATAAGTGATGTTCTAAATAGTTCATCAAACTTAGTTACATCACCATTTGATAATCCTAATAGAATAGATTCCCAAGACCATTTTGATTTGGCTTTATTTTCCATTTCTTCTTTTTGAGCATCAATCTTTTCTCGTCCTGTTAGTTCTTCAAAGTCATCGTCATCATTTGATTCTTGAAATAAATTCTCATAACTTTTTAGAAAATTAGTTCTAAAATCAATATAACTATTTAGGACAGCAATAACCTTTGTGATTGGTTGGTCTAAAAATAACTCACCTCTTTTCTCAACATCATAGTCATATGGTTCCCACTCAATTGTGTTCCATTTATTTTTAATTGTTTGTCTATATAGAATAGAACAAATAATATGTAGATTGTCGATTGGTTCACTAAAGTAGTATTCAATGTCAATAAACTCACCTAATGTTATGTCATTAAACCTCTTGATATAGAGGTCATCAATTTTACTATTTAATTGACCAATAGGTTCAACAGATAACCAACCTAATTTAGATAACTCATCTACAACCTCATCATAGTTCATATCTTCAATTAGTGGATCATCAGGTGTTGTGTTTAGTAGAATAGAAAAGACATCTATCATATCATTACCATCAGCCTTTGATAGTTCAATATACTGATATAGTGTTACATCATTCCAACTCCTTGGTATGTTCATTGTATAGTTTCTTTATTATTTCTAAAAAGTATGGATTGGCAACATCAGCAGTCATTTTTTCTCTAAACAACTTTGCTCTCTCATTAAGTGTGCTCCAATTATAGTCTCTTGATACACCTACTTTGTGAAAAAATATAGCCATAATCTCAGCCAAACATCTAACATTATCATTTTTAATACAATCAATAGATGTTCTCATTTGTTTAAGACTAATGGAAAATTCCTTATCATATGATTTATATTTAACACCATCAATTTCAATCTCATTTATCATAGTGTTTTCTTCCTTCAAATCATTATATGCTGATATTAGTTTCTTAAAATTAAATATATCAAAATCATCAAGTAGATCTTGTGGTATTCCAAGATGTAAAAACAACTCATAATATCTATCAAATTCATCAAATTCATCATTTTTAATAATTGAAACAATATCTTCATATTCTCCAATTGTAAAATCTTTAGGACTTTGTTTTATACTAAACAAATTTCCATCAATATTAACTTCTAACATAACTTATATATTATTTTCTACTACTTACCTTTAGGTTGTCTTCAAGAGTAAATTCAATTCCAATCTCAACTAATCGTTCTATACTTTTTAGAAACTCAACATTCTTTTCTAACTCCTCTGTTAGGAACCAAGGATTCTTTATTCTTCTTGAACCAGTATCTAACCATTGATAATATTTCACAACCTCAATATCAATTTCTAACTCACCATTTACAACCTTTATTACTGGATTAACACTATTTACAAGATTACCTGTATTTTGATTAAGTCTTCTTGATGGACCTTTTGTTCCATTGATAGTTGTACCACCAATCTTTTCTTTAATAATCTTTTGTAATAGAGCCTTTATCTCATCATCACATTTCTTTATCGCATTTGGTGGGTATTTTATCTTCATTCTTGTGTTTATTTTTTCGAGTATATTTCTTTTTGTTACGATAGACATTAGGTCTCGTAGCCATTTTTATCTCTTCAAGAGTTACTTCTATTGTCTTCAATTTAAAGTTCTTCATTTATTTCCACTTCAATAGGCTCTCCTAATACCGGTAATAACATTTCGTGTTCTGCTAGAAAATAAAAATCACCATTTAACGAATATGACTCATTACTAAATTGTGAACCACCTATTTGTACAGGTAATCCATAATAGTCATTTAATTGATTCATTGCTAAATCAGCTTCTTCAATCGTATTCCATTTATATCCCTTAATAATTTCCATAATATTCGTTTATTTTATCACTGATATCATCTTTTAATGATATATAATTTTGTTTCCAAATAATCAATTCTTGTATTTCACCAGTTGATGAGTTGGCAGAAGAATTGTATCTACCCATAACACTTAAATTAGCAGACTGTACAGTAGCTAAACTGCTAGTACCAACTAAACTATCATTAGCAGTTATTTGAACATTATTAGAAGTGTCTCTTGTTATTGATGTAATAAAACTTCCATTTGTTTCAAATGGTATGCTAATATCTTGTGTTGAACTCGAAGTTAATCTTGTTAGAATATTTCTACTTCCAGCACTACCATTATGTAAAAGTCCAATTGGTCTACCACCAACAGTACTGTTACCAAATAAAATCATATTTCCTGGTTCTGACTTGTACACATTAAAGTTAACATAAGGATTAGAAGTAGAAACACTAGCGGCAAGATTATAAAAGCCTGTAGAAACAACATCTGTAGATGGTAATCCATTATCACTATTTACATAAAGATGACCGTTTACTACTATTCTATACTGTAATGATGGTGTGGTATTTGTTAAATTATTACCATTCCCACTTTGGTCATAATATACTTTAACAAATGCACCAGACGCAGCCACAGTTGTAGTTCTAAAATATGGTACAGTTGTTCCAATGTAACCACTAACTTGTGCACCCCATACATAACATCCCCAACCAACATTTCCAACATAAGATTGTGTAGTACCATTCGTTAATCTTAATTGAAATCCTGTTGGTACCGATGTTACAGCTGATGTTATAACTAACTCGAATTTCCACCAACCATTTCCAGTATCAGTTAATGTTGGTGTATTTGTGAATCCATTTGATATTATTGTACCTGTTGTTATATTAAACCTTGTAACTTGTGATGAACCAGCTAACCCACTAACAAAGTCAACTACATCTCTTTCACCAGCTTTTAAATATATTGCAAAATAATAATCTTTACCTATCGTTAATGCTCCAGAAGCTTGTGTTAAAGTGTGAACTCCTGATGTTGATGTTTCATTTAATTTACAACTTAAATCAACACCATTAGGACCAACAATAGAACCAGAAATAACGTTAGTTGATGTTCTAGCCCAAGCACCAGTTATAACTTCAAAATTTTCTGATTGAATTAATAAGTTATTACCAAAGAAGTTAATAATACCATCTGTATCTAAATTACCAGAACTATCAAAACCAAAATCTTGTTCAGCACTATCAAATCCTCTTCTTACATTGATAGCAGAACCAGTATAAGCACTTCTCAACTTACGTAAAGAATAAGCAACTGCAGCATTTGGGTAAGTATCCAATAATAATCCACTCTTTATTAATGTTCTATAATATAAACTCATATATAATTTTTTTTATTGTACAATCCAATATTCACTTGATGTCCCACCAACCCACTCAACATATATTCTATTTAGTAATGAAGTATTATAATTACCACTACCTAATTTAGTCCAATTGATTGGTATAGATGGAGCAGTTGTAAATTGGTGATAAATCTTTTGAACTATTCCTATTTTGGCACCAGTTAGGTCCTCTGTTATTGAACTTGTTCCAGGTGATGATGGTGAATTATAAATCATACTATTTGTAAATCCAATTGATATACCAGTCGTGTTGAACGAACCAGTCCATATATAACCATCAGTTCCTAATATATTTTGATTATTAATATCACTTGAAACAACACTTGGTCCTGTAGCTCCTATTGAACCTGTTGCTCCTGTCGGTCCTTGAATACCTTGTGAACCTGTTGGTCCTTGAATACCTTGTGAACCTGTTGGTCCGATTGGTCCTTGAATACCAATAGTTAGAGGTACGAAGATTATATCTTGTCCGTTTGAGAAAGAATATCCACCATTAACATAAGTAACTGGAATTGAAACATAATTATTTGGTATAATACTTGGTGTTCCATTAACCGTCCATCTTTGAAAGTTATTAGAATTATTATCATCTTGAATAATTAAATTATCACCATTATTAATCAAAGCCAAGAATACATCAATATCTATATTATCTCTTGTTAAGTGAGAAATATATAATTCAGTAGAGTTTATCTGTGTAGAATTATTCCATACAATATGAGTATTACCTGGTGGTGTAGTTTGAGAATTTGTTTTTGCGTTATATTTATAATATGAAATAGAAACACCATCAGCACCATTCGCACCAGTAGCACCAGTCGCACCAGTTTGTCCTGTTGAACCTGTAGGTCCGATTGGCCCTTGAATACCTTGTGAACCTGTAGCACCAGTTGAACCAGTTGAACCATTTGGTCCTTGAATACCTTGACTACCAGTTACACCAATAGGTCCTTGTGGTCCTGTAGGTCCAATTAAACCTTGAATACCTTGTGAACCAGTTGGTCCTTGAATACCTTGACTACCAGTTGCTCCAGTTAAACCAATTGGTCCTTGTGAACCTGTAGCTCCTTGTGAACCAGTTGGTCCGATTGGTCCAGCAGGTCCTGTAGGTCCGATAGGTCCAATCCATTGAGAATAAACTATATCACAATCACTTACTGAAATGATAGGTGACTCACTAAATGGAATTTCACATACCGAATATGAATCAACATCTAATGTAATAGTCATTGACCAACCAGAAACATAGTCTAATAAATAATTATTAATTGGATTTATAGATGATGCGTCTAATACATCTATTCCTGGTAACTCACCTTCTTTTAACCATAAGTGTAGGTCATTTAGAATAAGTGCCGTTGTGTTTAGAATAGGATTTATATTAGTTCTACCTTTATTGATTATATCAACAGAGTAGAATGTAAATGTATATTGATTTCTATCTGTAAATTCATCAGCACCAAATACATTAGATGATGGTACACAATATAGAACTGGGTATTCTTCT